CAATATTATTATCAAATCCTACTCCTAGTGCTTCTGAAAGAAGTTCTGGAATAGCATTCTTAGTCATCTTCTCATTCTTACCATCAAGAATGTTGATAGACTCCATAATAGCAATATGCAAGGCACGCTCTTGGCACCAGTTCTCTGTCTTCTCAAGTAGAAAATCAGGATCAATATCTACAGGAGAAAAAATCTCTGGAAGCATACCAGAGACTTCTGTGAACATATCATCTGAGATTTTCTCATTCTGTTCTAAGTCAATACGAAATGCTTCCAGAGTTGGTAGTGTGTTGTGTCTATCTACAAATGCAGCAACCTGCTTGAAGACCAGTTTCAATGGACCTTCAAAGTAGTTTGGTTTTAGAAAAGGAACAACTTTCCTAAGATACTCTTCATTAGTCAAGAGTGATCGTAGTATTGTCCGGTTCAGGTTCTCGCTCATTTAGGATTGCATTCCCTTCATCTAAGGCTGTAGTTAAAGTAGAAACCACAACATCACCAATATGTTGTTCAAATTCTGGATGGGTTTCTGGAGTCAGGTTGTGGGGATTATTGTATAGTTCATAGGTAAACGACAGTATACCTTCTTCTTCAGAACTGTCAATGTCGGAGATGGAGATATCTCCAATAGCAACTACAGTATTTTGGTAAGGTTCAGCAATAAACTGAACCCCCCAATCTGTAATCTTGCCCTGAACATTGGTAGGTTCAATACCTACAACTTTCCAATCATCCCATTCTTTAAGGGGTTTCAATTTCATCTACATCTACCACTTCAACATTGATTTTACCATTGATTTTAAAGTTTTCTTCTACAAAATCTTTGAAATTATTAGAAGCAAGTATATCAGACCAAAAGTCTGCTGTCAACTCTTTTGCTCGGTATTTCTTGTCTTCGACTTCACCTGTTTCTTGGTCAACTTTTGAATACCAGCCGTTAGAAGGCTTGACAACGAACTGTCCCGCCAGAGCAACATCAAGTAGACCGGAATAGGCATCGACGCCGCCTTCCCAAGTAACCGAGATAGGAATGATTGATTTTTCACGGACATATCTAGATTTCTCCACATTAATTACAAAATCATAACCTACAATAGAGGTTCCTTCTTTATTCTGTCTACGACCCAAAATCCAGATATCATCAGCAGAATAGTAAAGACCAGTGCCACCTGATACAATTTTCTTAGAATACATTTCTTGAGTATCGTAAGTGTGAGCAATACCAAGGAAAGGAATATCTTTCATACTCAAGTGCGGGGTAATCATACGGAACACTGACTTCATGACCTTAGCTCTTGTCATATCTTGTGTAGACTTTTCTGCCAGTGCATCATCAATTTCTTTCTTAGAAGCAAGGTTTCCCAATGAATCAACTACAACAATAACCTTGTCACCCTTCTCTAGATTTTCAAGTTGAGAAACAAGATCAAACTTCAACTCTTCAAGGTTCACAATAGGAGTGTGAAGCACTCGTTCCATATCAATACCAAACATTTCAAAGTATGACTGAGGTGAACCAAACTCAGAATCATAGAATAGCATCACAGCATCCTCATGCTGCTTCATATAAGCCGATGCAATCTTGAGAGCAAAACTGGTCTTGAAGTGCTTAGAAGGTCCAGCAAAAATAGTCACACCGGGAGACAGGCCACCTTCTAAAGAGCCAGACAATGCTACGTTGAGCATAGGCACATCTGTAGGTGACATATCTTTTTTGCCATAGTATTTGGACTTGGTAATGATATCAGAATCCAGTTTAGAATTCTTTTTTAGTTTATCCATAATTGAAGGCATTGACTATTTTCCTTGTTTGTTGTATGCTTTCCATTGACGACGTTTATGCTTATTCTTTGGTCGTGAGTTGGAAGACTTACCAATTGAAGTGCGGCTATGGGGATTAGAATGCCCCTGCTTTACACCTTTAACTGACATATAATTTACTCCTATATCTACAAGTTAGAAGAGCATTATATATCAGTCTGCCTTGCTTGTCAACTCTTTTTTTGTATAAATAAAAGACTAAACATAACCCAAGGCAAACACTATGTTCAAAAAAATGTTTGCTGCTTTCATTATGTTGTTTTTGACTACAGCAGCATATGCGCAAGAAGAAACAACCAATGATCCTATCGTCACTGAGAATACAACTACAAGTACTGTAACAACTACCAGTGATGCTACCAATACTATTATTACTGCACCACCATCTGCTATTGCTCCTAACATTAATACAGCAAATTCAGACATTTGTACCATTGGTGTATCAGGTGCAGTGCAAACACAAATTCTAGGTATTTCTGCTGGTTCTACAGTGAGAGATATGAATTGTGAAAAACTCAAGAATGCTAAAACTCTATACGATATGGGTATGAAAGTTGCTGCTGTATCAGTTATGTGTCAAGACCCACGAATCTTTACAGCAATGATGGATGCAGGAACACCCTGCCCTATTGATGGATTGATTGGTGAGCAGGCTAAGAATGAATGGAATAGTCCAGAAAATCAAGACCGCAGACCAGATACACAAACAAATAGAGGTATAAATGTTGACCCGGATACTCGCACCACTCTTATCGGCGGTGCTATCGTTGTCGGTATTCTCGCATTACTCTTGGGCGGATAGTGTTTATGGTGTGACCAATAACGCCGCAGTAAACGGTCTTAATTGGTCAATGACTGGTGTTTTACCAGACTTTTCATCCCCTAATGTAACTCTGCAAGTCAATGGCGTAACATACTATTATGTCATGACCAAGGATGCTGAAGACATTGCAAAGGTATATGTGCGCAATGAAGATGCTATTAATGGTGGATATGTCTTTGAGGAAGTGGATGATTGGTCTGGATTACCCGGCAACTCTATTCAAAAGAACTTCAGGTTTACAGGAATTCCCGGTGAACAATGGGGTCAAGGCAGCATGGAAGTAGAAGGTAACGGTACAATATCAGACCCATCTATGGTTTATTCTTATAGGATGGATATTACTACACCTGACATTATCTGCACAAATCCACTTACTGATCCTACATGTCCCGGTTTTTTAGATGCTGTTTATAAATATGTAAGTGGGTTTGAAACTATGAAACCAGATGATGAGTTTTATGAATACTGGTTGCAGTTACAAGAGGCTCGCAAAGTTGAAGTAGTAGAAGAAGAAATTATTATAGAAGAGGATGAAGAAGAAGAAACACTTGAGTTAGTTTTAAGAGTTGATCCAAGAGTTGGTGGTATAGTTGACCTAGACCGACAAGAAGAAATGCTCAGAAAACTTAATCCAGAACCTCTTTTAATTCCTTACTATATGGTTGAATATCAGGGATTGATTGACTACCCTGACATACATATCATTGAAGATAAAATGCAAATGCCTGATAATAACAGGGCGCTGAGACAGTTGGCAGGTGAAGCCAAGCATTATTCTATGGTACGCTCTCAATATGATAGAGAACAATTAACCGGAGAATAAAAAATGTTAAGAACAATCTTAACGTTGTCTGCTTTTATTGTAGCAGGGATTGCAAATGCAGAATCTGTTCCAATCACAGGCAGCGTATCTTCTAAGTGCAGTATCTATACTGACACTGCTGGTGTATACGGCAACCCTACGCCCGATGCACTTAGCACAGACCCTGTAGATGGTGGTGTATTCCCTGTTGTGCGGTATGACGTAACAGCAGCAGACTATTACACTGCTAAGATTTCTTGGCCAGAAGAGTTTGCTACATCACCTACTCTTACTGATGCTTTGAATTGGAATGGTGAAGTAACTGTATCTTCAACATCTGATGCTCTTATGTCTGGATATGAAGCAGCAAAGGTAGAGTATAACAACGTAACAGAGTATGATTTGTCTGTTGCTGGTTCAACATGGTTTCAAATTGATTCTGAAGTAACCTATGGATTTGGCAAGTCATTTCCGGGTGGTGAGTATTCTGCAAATATCACAGCGGAGTGTATTGCAAACTGATGAAGAAATTTATTACGGCAGTGGTGGCAGTCTTGATGGCTACTACTGCACAGGCACATGAATGGACACCGACCTATCCTAAGTTTGAATCATCATTCTTAGATGATATTGTTGTGACTACTATGACACTTTTTAATAAAAGAAAAGATATAGAATACTATGAGATTTCAGTCTATGATAAAGACTGGAACCCTGTGCCTTTTGCTTCTACACAAAAATTAATTAATGTTTCATACTTGAGTCAAAAATCTGTTGATATTTACATCAGAGAAAAGGACTTTAATCGTATTGAATACATCTGCACAACATCTAAAAGAATTTTAGGAGATACACAATCTTCTGGAATTGATTCAAGAATATGCTCAAAGGTGTAATATGATTAACTATAATATATCAAGATTACTCCTTCTAGCACTCGTTTTTATTTTACTATATGCAACTGTTGCATTTGGACAGTCCAGTTCTCTTAATCTATCTTTGCCTACTGCTCCGGGTAGTTATCAATCAGATAGATTTAAGGCTGGTGACCTAGACTGTTCTAATGCAATTGGTAGTGCCACGAATTTAGAGTTTGGTGTTACTGGCATTATTGGCAGAGGATATACTGATCCTCTTTCTGGTTATGTTGATTCACGGGTCGGAGACGTTGGCGTCTTTGCTAGAATTATTATTCCTTTAGGTCAAAAACCAAAGTCAAGAATTGACTGTAATGAACTTTATTTACTCGAACTGCGTAAAAAACAGTTGGAAGTGATGCGCCTTGAACAAGAGATACAGCAACTTCGGGCATTACAATTCCAATAGGAGAAACTAACAGTGTACGAGTATAGAGCGAATTTGGTTAAGGTTGTAGATGGAGACACAGTTGATGTTGACATTGACCTTGGGTTTGGTATCTGGATGCGAGACGAAAGAGTCCGCATTATGGGCATTGATACACCAGAGTCTAGAACTAGAGACCAAGTTGAAAAGTTATTCGGTCTTGCAGCAAAGAATAGAGTTAAGGAAATGTTAGAAAAGAATGTTATTCTTAAAACATTTGCTGCTAAAGACGGTGAAGATATGAAGGGTAAGTTTGGTAGAATTCTTGGTGATTTCTTTATTGAATCTGAAGGAAAACTACTGACTGAAGTTATGATTGAAGAAGGCCATGCAGTACCATATCATGGTCAAAGTAAAGATGATATTCATGCATTACACCTTTCTAACAGAGAAAGACTGGTAGCAAAAGGTGTAGTTATTTTAGAAGATATTTTAGATGA